TATTCTCCCTGAAGGTACGTAATCTATATATATTCCATTTATTGTATAAGGACCATTTTGGTCGTTGCTGTGTACTTTAAAATAAGCAGTTCTTCCTGATCCTTCTACTGTTTTCCTAACCATTGGATTCTCTGATGCGCCAAAAGTTGAAGTATTAAATACACCTGATCCGAAAATTGCAGCATCGGGTATCGAATCTAATACATAATCGGTTGGTTGTGCTATAAAATTATCATCATAATCATAACCAATTCCTAAAGAAGGCTGTACTGCTCCTTCTGGTTTTACTGATAACTTTACATATTTTAAAGTCTTTAAAGTTCCTAAATCTCCAAAATCCATACTTGGCGTTTGGTATTTAGCTTCTATATTTGTTGCTATTCCTGCTGGATTAAACTCGTTTCCTGTATCGTGATTATAAACATATCCAGCATAATCACCATGATAAAATTTCTCTACTCCTACACTATTAAAGCCTGATGTTATACCTCCACTTGCCTGTATTCCTTTTGTTTCGGACCATTCAAACCTTGCACCACCTTCTGGAGTAATTCTTAGTGTTCCTATAATACCTTCTGAAACTCCTGTTGATGTTCCTGAAGATCCATAAAATAACCGATATTGTGATTTCTTTCTAATTACACAACTATTTATATTATAAGAACTAATATTAGATGCTATATCTCCTATAATCGGTTGTATCTTTCTACTTAAAGATCCTAGTTCTACGTCACCAATTCTTGATGTACCTGCTACTGTTCTTATACCGTCTGGTGCTAAAAATAATAACTGTCCGCCTATTTCTTGGATACTATCTCCATCCATACAACCTATATTTTTTGTAATAGGTTCTACTGCTATTGTAGAGGAAGAATTTATATTTGTCAATTTATAAATACTATTCTTACAAAATATAATTAGATCATTACGAAAAGACTTTAAGCCTACTACTTGATCATCTAACTTTATACTTCCAGAACCTGTGCTTGTAAAATCATCTATATCACTTGTTCCACTATAATATATAGTATTTTCTGCTGTACCAGCACCTCCGACAACTAAATGCTTATCATGGATTACACAATATTTAGGATAAACACTTCCGTCAACTGTAATTTCTTTAGCATAAAATGTTCTAGTATCTAGGTCTCCAGTACCAGTCATTTTAAAATAAAAAGGTTTTACACCTGAACCTCTATCAGTTACTATTAATTCACCGTAATCTGTATCGCCTTCATATATTGCAAAAGTTGCTTGTCCTTGTGAAGTTCTTGCTGAAGTACTTCTACCACCAAACGTACTGTAATTATCTCCACCACCAGCTACACTTGCTCTATTTAATAATAACCAACTGTCTCCATCTTCGCTAAAGTATATATTTGTACCTGAACATGCTATTAAACCGTCTGCATAGACTTGTAATCCTTTTATTGCATTAGAACTATTTGGTCTTGTACCATCTCCAAACTGACTATATCCATTTATTCTTCTGTAGCCTCCTGTTGTAGAAACTTCAAAGTTCTTTAGTTGTGTAGCTTCGCCTGGTGTTCTTAATAATTCAAACTGGCTTGCTACTTCATTCAAACCACCTTGACTAGCTACTGCAAAAGGTTGTGATTGTGCCATCTTATATCTGATCCGTTGACATATATTTAGGAGTAGGATTCATAAGATTAGATCTCATTTGTCTTAATCCTTTTTTATAGTCATCAAGTGCAAAAGCCGAAGCTTGTGGATTGTCTTTAAATTGATGCATATAATATCTAGCTCTTGATAGTAATACAGGTGTATACATATCTGGAAATACTATTGTATCTCCGTGTGCATCTAATGCTGTTGGTAAATCCCACGCAAAAAACCACACTCTATAAACTTTATCTGGTATTGGACTTACTCCAAATTTTCTACCGTCAGGACTTCTAATAACTGTTCTTGGTTCACCATATGTTTGTGTATCAGCATCGTCTATATTCTCCGATGCTCTATAATGATCTTTCCATTCTTCTGCTGTAAGAAAAGACAAGTTTCTACTTGTATAGGGTGTAGATGCTCCACTAACACCGATGGTTGTTAGATAAAAATCATTCCAATCTACAGCACCATAATCAGTTGTAAGAGAACTTGATGCTGCTTTTAATTCGTACCAACGTGTTCCTGCTACAGTCTCTACATATACATTACCATAAAAAGGATCAGTCGCTCCACTTTCGCCAGTAGCAAGAAAGGACCACCTAGGCTCTGAACTTACTATATCATTATAGGCTTTGTTTATACAATCTTTAGCAAATTGTTGAATACCTATAGCATTACTAAAATTTGCGGTAGTTAAAGCAATTTCATTTGATTCTCTTAATAACTCATTAGTTAATTTTAAATATGTAGTAGCCATTATCCTTTCTGTCTGTTATAATTCTTTTGGGATTTTCCAAAGATCTTATCCCAATTCTTGTTGTATCTTTCTCGTTGTTCACGAGTCATTCGACTTCCTGGTCGAACTAATTTTCTATTACCTTTCTTCTTATTCTTTAAAATGACAGGTCTTGCATCTGTTCCTATTTGTGGCATCTCTTTTCTCTATTTAGTATGGGGAAGGTGAACATAAAATTCCCTTCCCACATACGTTTTTCTGCTCGAATTAACGATTAGTCAATCGCATAGAAAGCAGCTACTAGAGCTTCGCTACGAAGTACATCAGCGCCATAGACGTGAAGACCTCTAACGATGTCACCAAAACTGTCGGGATCACGGATCACTTCA